TAAGACTATTTCAGATATTGAAATTAAAGATTTATACAGTGCTATTGTAACTGATAAGATGTTTGATAGTGTTAAGATATCTAAAGATGAGTTTAACTATGAGCAGTTTACACTCATCATTGGTAAGTAGTATTGTTGTACTGTATGGTATAATATATAATAATATAATGTTTCTGTTAATAGCACATTCTATATAGGTAGAGTGTGCTATTTTGTTATAGTTAAAGGGGTAGAGTATAGTGGCTACGATTCAAGAGCGTGTGGAAAGTATTATTGAATCATTACATATTAGAGAGGGTATGATTCAAACTGCTAAGGCACAGAAGAGTATTTTAGATTTCAAACCTAAGTTTGTTATGGCTGATGGTAGTGAAAAGAAGACAGATAGGGCACCAGCTAAAGTGTTGGATGGTGTTAATAAAAACATTCAAGATGGTTTTGCTAGTTATGGTACATATTATGGTATCTTTGATAAATATGTTGTTTTTGCATATAAAGATAGTCATAACTTAATGTATCAAGAGGGGTATGTGTATAAATTCAAGACTGAAGAAGATGCAAAAGCTTTCTATGATGGTGGTATCGATAGGGGTAGTATGAAAATTATTAAAGGTGCATCAGTTGTTGCACCATGTTTGTACTCATTGAAAGATAAGAAGTTTATGTCTATTCGTGATGCGGTTGAAGAGTTAGCGAATGGGTATGTACGAGATGCATTATCTTCTTTGGATAAATATATTGGCACAAATGCGATTCCTTTTGATGTTGAAGACGTTACCTACGAGTATAGTGTTTTGAGTGCTAATAAACTTAAATTGTATGACAGAGGGTATGATTGCAGTTTATCTGTTAAGATTAAACTAAAAGATTCCAAATATCCTGATAAAGATACATTTAAGGTATTATCTAGTTCTGTGGATAGGTACGTTAGTATGGGTGCTATTACAAGTTTGTCTAATGGTAGTAAATTTAGAGATTATATTACTATGCATAGCTATTTGTGTAATTAGGTGATATATGAATAAAATAAATAGTATATTAGAATCTTTATCTGAGGGTATGTTGACTACAGCTGTTGATAAAGGTAAAGGTGATGTAACAGATTTCTTTAGTGATTTGTTAAAGGGAAAAGTTCCTAAAGGAATTGATATAGAGAATAATATTAATAAGATATATGAAACAGATAGTAGGGCAGTTAAAGTGTATAGGTCTAAGCCTATTAAGTCTAAAACAGTAAAGAATTTAACTTTCAATGAATTACCTAATGGGTATGTAAGTGTGGTATTTAATGATTTAACAGTTAAACGTGCAATGGTCATTCATATAGACCCTATGGGTTTAGAAGATTTCATTGATGATGCGTTAACTTTTGATACTGATTATATCGATTTTATGTCAGATATTGATAGCAAGTATACAGTATTGTGTGATGTAGTATGGGATGATGTTAATAATAAGTTGTGTCTAACTGATGAAGATACTATTAAGGTATTTTTACGTAAGTACTTTGATAACAATAGCAAAACTAAGTATACTCAGTGGTTTATATCTTCTAATTTAGATTCTATGCTTTCAAATATAGATGGGAAACTATTTATGCACCCGTCTGGTAAGGAATTGATATTATATTTTAATGCTGATGTTATTGATAAGAATAGGTTTTCTGATTATGTGAATTTATTCCCTAGTTTGTCTGGCGATTTTCAAAGTACATGTGCTGTGAGTGGTGATACAGCTTTAATTCAGTTGAGGATTAGGGATTGATATGAGTATACGTAATAATATCTTAGATAACTTATCTGAGGGAATGTTAACCACTATCAAGACAGATAAGGGTGGAATATTCGCTGAGATTAGTAAGGGAAAGATTGATACTAAATTTAATAAAGTTGTAACAGGTAATATGATATATGATACTGTTTCTGAAATAGTGTTAAGACGAAGAGAGATTTCTTCTAGGGTCGTAGATAATAAAACATTTTGTGATTATGGCGATGGGTATATTCTAGTTGTATTTCATAAGTTAACTATAGCTAGAGGTGTATTGTTAAAGACAGATTTTAATTCAAGGCATTTAGAAAATACAATATCCAAAGTATCATTATTACCTAAAGACTATCAGAGTTTTATTGATAAAGTCGATAGAGTGTTTAGGGTTTCTGCTAATGTAATGTACGATACAGATAGTCGCAGGGCATGTCTTAATGTTGGGCATTGCATCAGAACATTCTTTAGAGCATGGTTTAAGATAAATACTACAGCAGATTTTAGAAAGTATTTAGTCAACGATACTAGGTTGATATCTTGCATTAAAGTTGATAGTGTATCGATTGGTGACTCTAGAGGAATGGATTGGGTGCTATCTTTTGGTTTTGACGTTGTAGATAGAGAACAGTTTAAAGTGGCTAAATCTTATCTTATCGATAAAGTAGATTATATGTCGTGTCATGAAGACTTTTCTGATAAAGTTGAAGTTGATTTTTATATTTTTTAGAGGGTTATATGTCTGTAAATAGGAATATATTAGATTCGTTGAGGGATATACATGAGGGTATGTTATCTTCAATTAGTAATAATAAAACAATTAGTAAAGAGGGTGAGGTATGGCTTGATGCTATACTTAAAAGAGACATCAGTAAGGTTTCTAAAGATAATATTGATGCATTTAGGATGTTCAATAAATCTAAGTTGACAAATAGTAGTGTGGTTCGTAAATCCGTTAAAGAAACATTAGTACAGAAAGTAAGCTCTGGTATTGTACAAGAGGTGTATTGCAAAACATATGATGTAGGGGATACACATTATATAGCATATCTATTTTCATCTAAGGGCAATACAGAGTATTTACGTGCTGTTGTACAGGAATCAGATGAAGATACAATAGCTAAATTGGTTGATGAGTTTAAGAGTGGTAAAAACATTCCTAATAAAGCTATTAATGTAGACAGTCTTAGGGGTTGTAATTGTGTAGCTAATACATACTATAATTCTGTAACATTCGAGTTCTTTGATAATGTTGATGATTTCATATCTGAGATGTTTAACACATTTATTAGTGTTGTTTTTATTGCTTTTGATTCATTGGATATTGATGTTCTTAAAAAGGTAATAACTATTAGTGAACCTTTTATTTATTTAGATGATATGGATTATTCTGTGGAGTTAAACTTTGTATCTACAGATAAAACAGTATTACCTAAAGTGTATGAGTTACTATCTGATATTTGTGGTAGTAAATACTTAGTTAAAAGTTCTCATTATATTGGTTTACATTGGGAGTTCTAAATGGGTTATTTTAACATTATAGATTCTTTAAAGAATAGTCGAATAGAAGAGGGTATGATGACTTCTATCTCAAAAAATAGTTCATCTATTGATACTGATAAACTACTTAAAGTATTATTGGATTTTGATATACAGTCATTACCACGTAAGAATATAAAGTCTAACTTGTCTTTTTACAATAAATCACCTTTTAGTAAGATAGATTCTGTTGTTAAATCTGATATGCTGCCTGCCGTAAAGCGTAGGACTTATTATATTTATCATTTAGTTGATGGTAATAAACATTATATTATGATTTCTGCATCTTCTTATAATGTGCTTAGTGGTTTATCTAGGTGTTTCATTTATGAGGCACTAGATGAGAGTGTTGTAGACTATATTTGGGATTTAGTAGATAAAAATAAATTAAGTGTTGATATTAAGCATTTAGGGTCAGGTTTAAGAGATTGTAAGATTGTTGCTGATACATATTATGTTTTTGGTAGTAAATTGTTATCTGGTGTGTATGGTACTTTAGATGATATGCGTATCTTAAAAGATACAGAAGATGTATTAGACTTATTATTTAGAAGTAGTATAAAACTAATTGAGGGTGGATATAATGGTCTTTATAGGGCTGATATTAAGGGTATAGTTTCTTCATGTGTTGATTGTGGTATTACACTCGTAGATGATACATTATCTTTCATGCTTGATTTTGATGATACTGAGCATTGTAAAGAGGCATATATTAAGTTTAATAAGAATTTAACAGGTAAAAGTAGTTTATACACATTCTATAAGTTGGGTACTAAGCAGATTGCATTTGATTTTTATATTTAATGGGTGGTATGATGGGTTATTTTAATATTATAGATTCATTGAATGATGTTAAAGTTAATGAGGGTATGACAGAGTCTATACCTAAGAATAAAAACAACGATATTGATAAGTTAGTTAAAGCTTTACAAAGTTGTGATATAGATTTTATACCTGATAAATATATTAATTGTTATAAGTCTTTTTATAATAGGTCAAGTTTTAGTAAGAATTTTGTAGATAATGTTATTAAATGGACAGGAATGTTAAAGAATAAAAGTAATAATGGTGCTAAACTTTATATGCTTTGTCTTGGTGATGGTGGACGTTTCTTTATGGTTTTTGAGGCACCAAGGTTTTCAAGATTATCAAGGTGTTTTGTTTTTAAGGTACCAGACGAAGATATTATGGAATCTATTTTTGAACTTGCGAATGATGGGAAAATGACTTTTGATATAGATAATCCTAAGTTAGATGGGTGTAAGTTGATAGCTGATACATATTGTATTCATGATGTGTTTGCAAAATTCGATAGAGGTGAAGTTGTTGGTGTTGATACACGTTTGCTAGGCGATACTGTTGTTGTTATGGAGACTTTGTTTGAGGACTTTGCAAAGGTTTTTAAGTTTAACTATAAAAATGATAACTATGACTTTGTTGTTGGAGAAATAGCTAAAGCATGCGTTAATTATGATATTTCACTCACAGAGGATGGTTTTGTAGTTACACTTGATTTTGGTGTGGCTAAGGAACGCAACAGAATAGAAATGATTCTAAATAATAGAAAAGGTGGTCATTCTCTACGCTTTTTTAAAGATGGTAAGAGTAAGATTAAATTAAGTGGGGGTCTTATATAGTATGTATAGTAAAAGTATTGGTACAATTTTAGAGAGTTTACATGATACACGTGGTTGTGTATGTGTTAATGAATCTGTTTCATTAATTAAAAGCATTGTAGATAAGGATTTAAAAACATTGTCTAAATGTAACATTAAAGGTGATACTAACTTTGGTAAACATAGTAAGTATTATTTAAATGTGATGAGGGGAGTTAATAAAGGTGATTTTAGTGAGTTACATTTCTCTAATGGCACATATGTAAAAGCATATACAAGTGATAAATCTGTTATGTTGTTATTAAGTCATTTGGTTGATATTTCTCCTAAATCTCATTATATGAGTAACTCATTTATTCGTTATGAGTTTGATAGTAAAGAGACAGCATTGAGTTGTTTTAAAGAGTTAGAGAGTGGTAAATATTCATCTGTAGATGATGCACTAAATACTACTTATGATATTATCATGACATATAATGGTAAAGATGTAGAGCGTCATGTAGGTACAGAGAGTGGTAAAGCAAGTGCTAGTGCTGGTGCTAGGGTAGTTTCTGCATTACAAAGTGTGTTTGATGAGTGGGTTAATACTGAGTATGGTAAGTCTGTTGAAAATTTACCTGTGTTACATGATTGTTATATTAATGGTGATGTAGATTATATCTCTAAACATAAAATTCCTGTATTAGAAGTGTATGTAACTTATTATATGGAAGATAAAACAACTGTAGATGCGTTCATACATATCTTTGGTTCTAGGTTAAATGGTTATTATAAAGTTGATAATGATAGCGTTGTAATTACGTTACCTAGTGGTATTAAATAATGAATAAAAGAAATAGTATATTAGAGAGTTTATCTGAGGGTATGTTAACAACAGCTAATGTAAAACGTACTAAGAATGGTGAGTTGTTTGTAGAGAGTGTGTTAAAGATAAGGGGTGGTTATTATCTTGAATCATTCTCTCGATTCTTTGAGAAGTGTTTAGTTAACAACGCATCTAAGTATACAGATGTTAAAAGTACATATGGTAATATGTACTGTAATCCGAATGAGTATCCTAGCATTGAATGTGGTGATTGTTCTATTTACTTTAAAACAAATGATAAAGATGAGATTTATGTATATGTAGAGAACCCATATTCTAATGATTATACAGAAAATCAACTTAGGGATGATAATGTTCTCATTTTTAGGACTTCTATGTCTTATTTAAATCCTGCTATGTCTGTTAGAGAGTTAGTTGACGTTGTTGATGGTAGATTTAGTAAGATTGATAAATATGTTGATTGGATTCATGACTATCTAAAAGAAGAGGGTTATAACTACATCTTTGATACACATGGTTTTGAATTAGTAACGATTGATAGGGAAGAAGAAGTATTATCTGGTGCTTATAGCACTTTTAGTGTATGTGTAGGTGATGAGTTCTTTGATGCATTTACAGATGAAGTATTAGATAATGTATTAGATGCTAAAGCTGAGGTATACCTAGCTAATACGTATTCTAAATTAAAATTGCCTACGATTGGTTGTCGGTTGACAGTTACATTCACTTCTTCTAAGGATGCTAAAGATTTCTTGTCATCTGTTAGTGATATTAAGAGTTGGGTAAATACTGTTACAGTTAAGGGTAAATCTTTAGTTATTGAGGTATATTAATGAATAATAGAAATAGCATAATAGAGACTTTATCTGAAGGTATGCTTGCTAATAGTTTCAAGTCCAATGGTACATCTCTTAAAGCTTTTAAAGATTTACTTAATGGGGATATACCTGATAGTACTGCTTTATTTGTTATTGGTATAGATTTTAATGTAAATAATAATNAGTCCAATGGTACATCTCTTAAAGCATTTAAAGATTTACTTAATGGTGATATACCTGATAGTACTGCTTTATTTGTTACAGGTATTGATTTTAACATAAGAGATAACTATAAGACATTTTTAAAGTCTAAACGTAAGCCTGATAAGAAAACAATAATGTCAAATGTGTATAGGATTGCTGATGACTTATTGTTAATAGAGTTTAAGTATATGAAATTGTCTGTATGTCTACTTGTTACTTTTAATAATGGTGATTCATTTGATGTTGCTTGCGATAAGTTAGAGATGGCATTTAATTCTCCTGTGGATAGGGCAAGGGATGTAATTTCTAATTTAACATCTTATGATTTAGTTGGTACTACGTATAATACAACTAAAGGTAATGGTACATTCTGTGTTGAGGCATCTGAGGTTATAGAGTCATTCTTATATTGGTATTATAAAAGTGAATCTAATAAAGGTGTTAAGCGTTGTTGTATTGATAGTGAGTTATATAAGTATGTAACTATTACAGGCATTATCTTTAAAAATTTGTGCTTTGGTAATACATCAGATTTACAAATAGATGTAGTGTGTTCTATTAATAGTGGTGATGATAGTAAGGTACGTGATTTACTAGATACATTAAATACACCTATGAACATGTTCGCTCATGTTAATAGTGGTTCTCTTATTATTAGTTTATTGTTAAAATCATAGATTTTTATTAGTTTATTTGTTATATAATATTGTGTTTACTTTTTTAAAAAGAGGTATAATTAATGAAGAAAATTTTAGAAGCTTTAGATAATGAAAGTACAGTAGTACAATTAGATGAATATATTCATGATACAGTAGAGATTGAAAACATTGTACGTGATACATATGATGGTACAATCAATGCACTTGATGTAACATTGGTAGATAATGCTTTGACAGTTAAAGTATTGTCTGATACAGAGATGGGTGAAGAAGTATCTGATGCTGTGTTGTCTTATTTAGAAGATAAAGCTAGTTTTGATTATGAATGTGAGTTCAATACAAGTAGTGTACGTGTAGGTGGTGAGCAATTCATTCAATCAACAATCAATATTACTGCTACGGATAGTACAGTTGAGAAACGTAAAGTAGTAGAGTCTGTTGTCAATGAGTCAATCTCTATTTCAGATATCATGAGTAGTAGTGCATCATCTTTGTCTTTTGAAATTTTAAAAGAGATTAAGTCAAGTAGTAGGCCTTTCTTTAATATGAATACATTTAATCAGGAGGTTGCTAATCAAGTTGCAGAGTATATTTGTGGTTTAGAATCTTTTGCTGATGTACTTGATGAATACAAGTATGAGTTAGCTGATGGTGGGTGTTCAGTTTCTGTAAAGCCTAATGCTTCATTTGATTTCAAGGATAGGTCTTATCAGTATCAAGCAATGATTGAGTTGACTGTGGGTGATTCTTCTATCATTAAGGAGTTTATCAGTAGCTTGAAGTCTAATGTAAAAGATTTTGTTAAAATTCAAAATAAGGGTAATACAATTTATATCGCAACTAAGTTCTTTTAATTAGTTGCAAATTTTAAGTATATTAATGTATAATGTATTTATAGTGATATGTTAGTCCACGTAAGATATTTCAGAGCATACACTAGATATTTTTAATGTACGTAAGAAAGAGGTTCATAACATGAATAAAGTTGAATTAGCAGAAGTATTGGTTAATAAAGAATTAGTAGGTACTAAAAAAGTAGCTGTAGAAGTTGTAGAGACATTGTTTGATACAATCACTGAGGAAGTTAAAAAAGGTGAAAAAGTATCTATTCATGGTTTTGGTAGTTTTGAGCAAGTAGTACGTTCTGCTCGTAAGGGACATAATCCTAAGACTGGCGAAGAAATTACTATTCCAGAGAAAAAAGCACCTAAATTCACAGCATCTAAAGTATTGAAAGAGTCTGTTAACCAATAATAAATAGGTGGTTTAATGGGAATTTTAAATAGTGCTAGTGTTAGCATTACAGAAGCTTTATTAGAGAAACGTAGGTCTATTAATGAGAATGTTAAAGAGACTGAGTTTGAAAAAGAAGCTAAAGAAGAATTTGAGGAAGATTTAGATAATCAAGAGGTTATTGAGGGTTCTGATAATTCTGATGAAGAAGATGAGGAAGTTACAGAGGGTAGTGAAGATAAAGTATCCCCTGTAAATCTTATTATTAATGCTAACTATCAGAAGTTAGTAGGTAGTAAGTACTTCTTTGTACCTGATACTGAAAATGATAACTTTGAAGAATATTCATTCTTTGTTTACGCATTGACTAATGATGGTGTTGGCGATGAATCACAGGGTGTTAGTGATGTTACAAAAGTTGTTAAACGTGTAACTAAAAAATTCTGTGGTGATAGTCTTAATGATTATACAGGGCCTGATGTTAATAGGGTTAAAACAAAAGAATCAGATATTCTTAAATTTAAAGTTACATATAAGGTATCTAAATAAGTATATTATGCAAGAGAGTGTAGATTAAGTTCTACACTCTCTTTTTATTTTATACTTGTAATATTTTGTAAAGTTGGTTATAATTAGTGTGTAAAAGTTCATATCATTGTTATTACAGTAAAGGAGATTATATCATGAGTGAACATAACCAATTTAAATTGAAACAATATTCTGATGTTTTTAACAAGAAAGTAGTTTCTGACTATTTATATCTTGTTGGTACGAGTGGTGCTTATAGTAGTGCTATTAGTAGTTGTGGTTCACAGGCATTATTTGAATCTACATTTTTAAATGGTGGTAGTAGTGATAAGATTGCATCACATTATCGATACTTTAAAGACATTACTAATTACATTCGTTGTGTAAATGGTTGTGATATTGCTAAGATGGATGTCTTTGGCTTGTTGTTTGTCTTGGCACAGGGAAGTCGTAAGATTAAGTTGGATTCGTTTATTAATAATGTGTTTATTCGTCATCATAATATTCAACTACTAAATCACCTATATTATTTGTGTGATGGTGCTAGTATCAGTTATTCTGAGTATGAGAAGCGATTTGTAGGTATCTATATATCTTTATTTGGTAATGATGCTTATGAGGATAATACTGATGATTACTTTGATGATTTTATGGATACTACATATTCTTTATTGTATACATTCTCTAAACGTACCTCTGAGGTATTTTCTGATGAGACATTTGAAAAGTCTTGTGCTTTTAGTTTTAAGATTTACTTAACAACTAACATTAGATTGTTACAAAGTGATAAATATCAATCTAAGGGTGTAGAGTTTGATGCTTGTGTTGATTTATATTCTAATGTACTAGTACGTGCTAAGAAAAATGCTTTCGTTATGTCTAGGAAAGATAATACTGCTGATTTGATTTCTTATATTAAGGACTATGAAAGTGTTAATGGTGCTAAATGTGTTTCTAATGATAGAACAATTTACAATTTCTTAGATACAATGTTTGACTATTTGGGTTTATTGTCTAAGTGTAATGAGTTTGTTAAGTCTATCATGAGTGGTGCTGATTTTAGTGAGTTAGATAGGGATTATAAATTACATAAGTATGGAATTACTGATGTAGAAGAATTAATTAATACTATCAATACTGAGTTGATTTGGGTTGCATTAGAATTACCTACAGATTATGAAGATTACATTTGTGATGTTCCTTATGGTGTGTCTGATATCATAGAAGATGATGTTGAGGGTGATGATGAATATGGTATTACAGCTAAGATAGTAGATAGTGGTAGCATTGTAGTTACTCCTGTTGGCACATTATCTTATGATATCGGTTTAGATACAGAGAGTGGTACTTCATTTGGTTATGATGTTAAACATGACTTTGATGGTTCTGATGTTGCTGTTAAGTATGATAAGTCTATGATTCACTCAGTATTGTATGCTATCATTCGTGGTGACATTGATTCTTCTAATTATAAAGAAAATTTGTATATTGAGGATACATGGTCTTTTATTCAAGATATTGTTAATGCTACTGTTGGTATCTCTTATGGTTCTGTTGTGTCTATTGTAGAAAGTTTTGTGTGTGAAGTCATTTTTGATATCAAATAATAGTTATAAATAACATTATAATCTGTACAGGTATAATGTAAGGGGTATAGTGTTACATGGATATGTTGATATTTATTAGTCAATTCATAGGCTTCATTGTATTAGGTACATTCATTATGTATGTAGTGGTTGAGGTTGTAAGAGAAGCATATATTATGTTGTATGGATTGGTTAATTCTTTTAAAAGTGATATAAAGGATATACATATAGGTGATAGTGCTACTAAAATATTGCTTATTTCGTTGTATAACAAAGGTTATCGTTATGTACGTCTTTTGTATCATGAAGATGGAAAAAATTCATTACAGGTGGCAATTTCGCAAGATTTAGGGTATTGTGATGATGTGTATGTTGATGACTATATAGCTTTACAGTTATATAGTGCATGTATTGCCGATACAATACCATATGCTATTAGTGATGTGATTGATAGGTTGTAGGGGTGCGATATGGATATTAAAGTGTTAGATTCTAAGTATGTTGATAGTTCCTTAGTAAATTCTTTGTTAGAAAAACATGTTGGAAATGAAAATGATTTCTTGGATGTGTTAGCGACTATGAAAGAGAAAGCTAGGGTTGAGTTCAATAAAGCACAAGAAGATAAAGAGAGTGCTAATGGTGAGGTTTCTATCGTTGCACATGCCGAATATGAAATCTTATCTGTTGTAGAAGCTGTGGCTAAGGCATATTTGGGTGGTAATAAATAGATAGTTATAATACCTAATTTATGTGGTAGGTTGACAATTATCTGTATGATTATGCATAGATTGAGGTATTTTGCTCTGGCGAATACCTCAATTTTTTGTATATAAGTATAATTCTTGTGTATAATAGATTTTATATGTTTTAAGTGGTTTACAAAGGATGAGGTAATATGTTTAAGTATAGAATACTTTTCTTGGTGGGGTTTTTGATGGATGCATTTATTATGTACATGTCTATGTTGTGTTTACATCAAATCATTTTAGATGATAACTTTTTGTCATTTGATTTTATTTTCGTTGTTGTGTTTATATCATTTTTAATGTATGCTATTCATTCGAATTTCGATTGTTATAATAATTGTAAGAAGTATTACGAATCTAAAAAGGATGGATTTTAGTATATGGTACATTTAATTGGTGATATACATGGTGATATCACGCAGATAATGAAAGAAAATCTTATTAAAGATGGAATATCAATCTCAAAGAGTGATGTTGTTATCGTTTTAGGTGATTTTGGTGTTATGTTCAAAGATACAGAGCAACATAGATTAGCATTAGATTATATTAGTAAATTAGATTACTATGTAGCTTTTATAGATGGAAATCATGAAAATTTTGACTATCTAAACGCATTACCTATTGCAACTAAGTGGGGTAATAAAGTACATAAACTTAACAATCGGTGTTTTCATTTAATGAGGGGAAACATATATAAGATTGAGGGTAATAGATACTTATGTTTTGGTGGTGCTAAGTCTATTGATAGAGAGTATAGGGAGTTAGGAGAGAGTTATTGGTTAGAAGAGGAACCATCTTTAGAGGATAAGTATAGGTTACATAATTCTTTTCGTGATATAGATAGTGTTGATTTTGTATTAACTCATACATGTAGTAATATAACTCTTCACAAGATGAAGAGGATTAAACCTTTTAACGATAGTTGTTTGACAAGAGATGTATTAGATAGGATTGAAGAAAAATTACCTAGTAGAGTGTTGTGGTTCTATGGTCATTTTCATGTGGATGAGGTGGTTGATGAACAGCATATATGTTTAACTAATGAGACTGTGTATTCTATTGATAGGGATTTATCAGTAACTAAGTATGAGCATTTGTTTAATTTTGATACATTTAGGTTCTTTGATTACATTTCATTACAACGTGTAAATCAGATGTTCAATAGCATTAGTAACAGTAATATTGAGGAAGTACGAAGATTGTATAATGGTGAGGAGTAAAGTACTATGTCACATACAAATGATAGAAGTAAGACTATGGCTTTATATGTGAGAGATATGTGTAATATGCTAGAGTCAGATGATTATGGATATAGAGACAGTAATAACATCTATAGTTGTAGCGTGTCTATAGGTGGAAGTTCTAATGTAGATTTACAATATGACTATGGCTTAGGTAGTATAGAGATGAATTTCAGTAATGGATATTCTGTTACATTACATAGAAGAGATAGGAATACTTATACTGCATCTGTATGTTATGGTTTAGATACAATCGATAATATCTTGTGTAGAGATAGTTCAGATATTGATTATATTATTTTCATGTATCTTCTTTATAAAGCATATGTTGGTGTATGTGATATGTGTGGTGAGGGAGATGATAACTATGTTTTCACATATGATTGTGAGGAAGCTATCAATTTTGATGATATGTTTTATCATAGTATATCCTCATTGCATAAGTATTTTCTAACATTTATTAAGAGTGAAGAACTTGCAGATTATAAAACAGATGGAAAGAATGGTCTTAATGTTTTTACATTTGAAGATAGTGTATATGGTTCTTTTATTGTTGATTATATTCCCTATACTTTAGGTGGACAAAAGAAAGACCTAATTGTGTTTAGGTATAATGAGTTTGATAAGATATATTTCTATTATGACGTACTAAAGAGAGATTATGTAATAGAGAAGAATGATAGGGTTGTTAAGTATAGCAATATGTCATCTATTGTTAGGGATTTAAAATATTTGTTGCGTAAAGTTAATAGTTTGTCTGGTGGGAGTTTTGATAGTTCAATGTATTTAACATATAATCAACTGAATAGTACTTTATTTAGAATGATTTATAGTGTATTGTTGTAGTTTTAATAGTGTATGGAACATATCCATACACTATTTTTCATTTAGTTTATACATTCATGTTGAAATTTTATATGTTAGGGGTTTACAACAAAATGTAGATGTGGTATTATGATTTTGCAAGGAATATTACATAAGTTTACAACTTATGTAAACACTTCATTGTCATGTAGGGTAAGTGATAATGACATATACGCACACATCTTTGTAATATTCCTTGTATGTATATTTTTATTTCATTTAATATGAAGGGGTTTTATTATGAAATTACAAAAGAAAAAAACTTTACTAACTGGCTTGGTTATGGCATCTCTTGTTGGTAGTACAGCAATGGCAGCTGGTGTCGATAACACTGTAAATGGTGGTTTTGGTGCCGAAGCTTATGGTTACACAAATACTATCACTGCAACAGGTACATCAGCATTTTCTGTTGGTTATCAAAATGAAGTATCTGGTGCTAATAGTATTGCGTATGGTCATAATAATAAAGCAGTTGGTTCAAATTCTATTGCTGGTGGTGAAAATTCCGAAGCAAAAGGTTATAGCAGTGTAGCTATTGGTTCTTCTGCACAAGCATTATCAGATTATACCTTTGCCATCGGTAGCCAAGCACGTACTAATGGCGATAACACAGTAGCTATTGGCAATGGGGCATATGCAAGTAATAGTAACGCATTGGCTGTTGGTGCTGGTACTACAGCAGAGGGTAGAGATTCCATTGCTGTTGGTTCATATGTTCAATCTCATTCTGATAACAATGTAGCTATTGGTACTTCCGTCACTACTAATAGTAATGATAGTGTTGGTATCGGTACTGCCGTTACTACTAAATCTAATAATAGTGTTGGTATTGGTAACAATGTTGTTAATAACCTTAGCAATAGTATTGGTATCGGCAACGGAGTTGCTACTGACTTTAATACTATTGGTATCGGCAATGGTGTTGAGACTAAGGTTCAAGACACTATTGCTATTGGTAACGGAGTAGTATCCAATGGCGAATCTTCAGTAGCTATTGGTAATGGTATTCATGCAGATGGAGTTAAAAGCGTAAACATTGGTACAAATGTATCAGCTAAAGGTGTATCTTCTATTGTTGTTGGTCGTGATACAGAGGTATCTGGAGATGATACTACAGTAGTAGGTGCTAACAATGGTACTGTTGGTGCTGACCAAAGTGTTGTTGTTGGTTATAACAACAAGGTACTAGATAACTCTAAAGAGCAGTTAATCTTTGGTGTAAATTCTCAAACTAAAGGTCAAGGCTCCGTTGTGGTTGGTTCTCATGCAAGTGCTACAGAGATTGATGCATTAGCGTTAGGTAACAACACTATTGCAGATGTACAGAATGGTGTTGCTATTGGCACAAATTCTGTTACTGAAAGTCCTGTTGGTACATCTACAGTAAAAGACAATGCTACGGATATCCGTTTCAGTAATTCTACATTCGCAGGTTCTACACCTGATAGTGTAGTATCTTTCGGCACTCATGGTCGTGCTGGTGCTGGTGGGATAACAGAATATACTCGTCAACTTCAAAATGTTGCCGCAGGCAGAATTTCTGCTACATCTACGGATGCTATCAATGGTTCTCAGTTGTATGATACTGCCCTAGAGGCACAGAAGCATAACACTGTAGTAGATGGTGTTAATACAACTGTTACGTCTAAAGACAATGACTTTGGACGTAAAGAGTATAAGGTTAATGTTAATAAAACATTAAAAGATATGGATGCTGTTGAGTTTGGTAAAGATACAGATACTAATCATGCCGGTATTAATAAAGATGGTGCTTATTTCTTTAATGGTAGTGAGCATATTAATATTAAACCTACAGGTATTCAAATTGAAAATACTGATACACTAACACAAGCTACATTCAATAATGAAGGTATGCAAGTATCTGATGATAATGCTACTATACGTTTCACTACTACAGATATTAGTGCTGGTGGACAACAAATTCACGATGTAAAAGCAGGTACTAAAGATACAGATGCTGTTAATGTTAAACAGTTGAATGATAAAGCAAGTTCTTTAGATAAGGCTATTACATACAACACATTTAATATCAATAAAAATGCTGAAAAAATTGGTGAAAACAAAAACAATATCACTAAAAATGCATCTGATATTAAAGATTTAGGTGATAAAGTAAATAAAAATACTTCTGATATTAAATCTTTAGATGATAAGATTAATGTTGTTGGTGAAGGTGCAGTAGTTAAAGCTAATAACTATACAGATAAACAGGTAGCTAAGGTTGGTGCTAACGCTGCCGCTTTGAGTGCCTTGCATCCATTATCTTTCAATGCTAATGAAAAGGTTGAATATGCAGTGGGTTATGGTAACTATAAAGGTTCTAATGCTGTGGCAGTTGGTGTGTTCGCACATCCTAACGAAAATACATTATTATCTTTAGGTGCTACATTTGGTACTGGTGATAATATGATTAATGCTGGTGCGACATTCCGTATCGGTAAATCTTCTAAACAAGTTACTAATGCTAATACAGCCGTAGCTAAAGACGTTCAAGACTTAGCTAAAAAATATGAAGCATTGGCTCAAAAATACGATAATCTTGTTAAACATTTAAATGCTGTAGAGGGTACTGATTTTGATGTAGAATATCCTGATGTACCTAAAACACATTGGGCATATGATTTTGTTAAAGATTTGTCTGATAAAGGTTTCTTAGTAGGTTACCCAGATGGTACTTATAAAGGCGATAAAGCTATGACTCGTTATGAGTTCGCAACTGCTTTATATCGTGCATTACAACGTGGTGCTGTAATGGATGCTAACATGGTTAAAGCTATTAAAGAGTTTGAACCTGAATTGAAAGACGTAGAAAAAGCACAACGATTCGTGGTTGTACGTGAAAGTGGTTCTGATAATGAAATTCACAAAGTTGAACGTGTTCAAGTAAACACTCAATATGGTGAACATACATATCGTGATGCTTATGGTACAGAATTGAAATAATTTCATAGTCTTAAAAGAGTAGGTAGATAATACCTACTCTTTTTTATTTTGTAATTACAAAACTTTACAATACATAGTATATATGTTATATTAATAATAGATTAACTATGTTTAATGTGGTATCTTGTGAGAGGTGATTGAGTGTGAAAGATAGATATGTTAATAAAGCTATTGTAGGTATGATTGACAGTGTAGATGATATAACAGATACAATGTGTAACATTTTAATACATGGAATTAATAGAAAGTTTCTAGTGCCTAAGTGGTGGACTGTTACTAATAAGGTAGTAGTTTGTTTTAAAGGGTTTCAATTTAGAAATAAAAAGTTGGAATCAGATTATCTAGTCATACCTATTTCTGTTTTGCAGAATATAAGGTCTAAGAAGTATATTGTTGGGAGTGATGTATCTAGTGTACTATCTAATGTTGATACATCATTTTTGGTAAAAGAGATTAATATGAATTATATTGAAAACTACAGTTAGGAGATTATATGCTAAGTCAAGAGTTACGTCCTAAGACATTAGACGATATGGCTGGTCAAGAAGAGGCTAAACGTCTAATAAAGGCGATTATTAAAAACCCAGAAAACGCACCTAAAGTGTTATTATTTTGTGGTAGCTTTGGTACTGGTAAATGTGTTACAGGTGATACAAGAGTTCATACTAGTGATGGTTATAAAAGAATTGATGAATTAGTACAAAACCCTGAATATGATGAAGAGGGGTTTATGGATATATCACCTCAGAATATTAAAGTTGTTGGTAGTACAGCTACACATTATTACTATGGTGGTAAGAAAAAGGTAGTTGAGATTAGTTCACCTAGCTTTAAGGTTAGGGGTACATATAATCATAGGGTTAAGGTGTATGGTGGTAAGGGAGGTTTACAGTGGAAAAAGCTTAAAGACATTACAACAGATGACTTTGTTGCTATTCCGTTAAAACATGATATCTTGTTTGATAATAAATCTAAAACTTATGAGTTCATGAAAGAGGATATCTCAGAAAGAGATAAGGGGTATTTCTTAGGGACTTTATTTTTCAATATATTGTCTTATGGCTATGTGAATGATTACTACTTTGATGGTATCATCATAGCATCTACTAATGTTGAGTATCTTTCAAAAGGTTTAAAAGAGGATTACTATAGTATAGTAGATAATAAGGGTATCTGTATTAAGACTAGTTTAAGTAGGTATATAAAAGACTTCTTTACAGATGTTGTTACAATACCTGAATTTGTATTTTCATCAAATAGAGAGTTTATTTGTGGTTTCTTGTCTGTTGTATGTGAGTATTATCGTAAAGGGTTTGAATTTAAATTTGGTAATTTCACAGAGAGTGTGGCAAGAGATTTACAACAACTATTCTATTTACTTGGTATTGTTACACGTGTTGATGCTGTTAGTGGTAGTTTATATGACTTAAAGATAGCAGATTCTGCCAGTAGGCATAAAGCTTTTGAAAGTTTATTTTCTGATTTAGGGTTGGTTCGTTACTTTTTTGAGGGCTGTGTTAATTATAGATGTAGTAAGTTAAAAATACCTAATGATGAGTATACAAGGTTTATTGCTGATAAGATGTATCAGTTAATTAAAGATGGTAATAACTTAAATAATTTACCACTATCTAATTATATGCACATGAGAGGAAGTGACTTTAGATTTATTAATAATAAGAGAACTAAAACTATGTCAGTAGATTCTTATTATAAGTTAGTTGGGGTTGCTCAGGTTCTTGGTATAGATGTTAATAAGAATAGAACTATTAAGGGGTATAGTCAACTATTAGAAGATTATATGTTTGTTAGGGTTTCTTCTAAGAAAGAATTGTATAACGAATATGATGTGTATGATTTAACTGTAGAGGGTACAGCTACATTTACAGCTAATGGCTTGATTAATCATAATACTACAGCTTCACGTATTGTTGGTAGAGAGTTAAATAATATTAAAGATGAGAATTATGATTTATTAAATTCACCTTTTTATTATGAGTTTGACTCTACTGTTGTAGGCAATGTTGAGGAGATTAAAAAATTACGTGATATCTTTACTGTTTCATTTGGCGATTATTGGAGAATTGTCGTTCTGGACGAAACACATACAGTTTCTAGTCAAGCCCAAGCCGCTATGCTTAAAATGTTTGAGGAGACTAAGGGTAAAACTATCTATATTCTTGCTACTACAGACCCTCAGAAATTGCTACCCACGATTCGTAGTAGGGCATTAGAGATTAATTTCAATGATGTTCCTGTAGAAGCGATAGTAGATAACTTAACTAAAGTATCAGAGGAGAGAAATTTAAATCTTTCTGAAGAGATTAAGTTGTTGATAGCTGATAGGTCTGGTGGGCATATGCGTAATGCACATATGTTACTAGATAAATACATTTTATTAGGTGAGGAAGATTTCAAGGATAGCATTAAATCATCTGTAACACTATTCTGTGATTATTTAATTGCTACTTATAAGAATGATAAAGATGCTGTCTTATCTAATATCAATGATTTATTAAGCATACCTAAAGATAATCTACAGTCTGATTGGTCTATTGTTATGACTGAAAGTTTACGTTCTTTCTGTGGGTTTGATTGTAGACATAAAGATATTAAGAGATTAGTAGATACATATGGGAGTGATTTCAATATCATTGCTCAGTGTTATATGTCTACATGGGTTAAGAATATGTTCATTGATATTCCTTATACACAAGCTACATTATTAAATATGTATAAGGTGGTACAAGGTGCATTAGAAAAGAAACGCTCACAGAGTGGTGTTGGTTCTGTTCAATCCGTAGCAAGTAAGTATGGTAGACCTGTTAGATAATAAAGTTTAGTAAATTTTTGTAATTAATACTTGCATATGTTTAGTGTTTGTGTTAATATGTAATCAAGGGTTAGGTACAGCGTATAGTATGTACATAACAACACATAGTCTACATTATTTTTCACTCCTATGTTGTACCTAACTTAATAATTAGCAAATGTAAATAAAGATGCGTACAGCAATAATTATCTGCCAGGTTTTTAGATATAAGGCATCTTGTTACATAAAAAATTATATTTTAAAGACTCAAACAGCTAATTTATGTTGGGTATACATTAATTGAGTCTTGTATAAAATATAGTGATAAAAATTATATATAGTGGAGTAAAAGTTATAAAAGACTCATACAGCAAACCTAAAATTTTTATGCTTTGGAAAATAAAAACGAATGAGTCTTGTTCATAATTTAATCTCCTTTTAAATAATAGACCCATACAGCTATTATATTTATGATGAATGAAAGAGAAGAAACGATGGTAGTAGATTATGCTACTGTTAACAAAACCACTTCTTTATGCTAGTATAAGGTCATATCACAATTTTATATAAGATTTCTATTGATTTGGGTCTGGATGTTGAAAATCGTAGTTTGATTGTATAATCTTATAGATAGTGTAAGTGATATGATTTAGTATAAGGGGTGGTTTTTTATGTCTGAAAATAGTGAAAAAGAGACATGTACATTAAAAGAGACATATACATTAGATGAGATTCTAGAGACAAATTCTTTAGGTTATGAAGCTACTTTAGAGGAAATACAAAATTGTATCTTCAAGAAAGATTTTGAGAGTATTATGAATCTTCCTGAAAACTTTATTATCGAAGGTTTGTCATATAATGAGATGTATAATAAGTTGTTAGGTTACTATATGTTTCAGCTAACAATCTTTACCGAGTCATATGAGGGTACTAAAGATTTATTAGAATTTCTTAAAAAGCTACGTGCTATGATAGAAAAGTATGCTAAGCTTTTTACAGATAGATTATTAGAGGTAGGATTAATTCTACCTAGTTACATTCATTAATTATAAGGAGATTTATTATGAATGATTTTATGGAATTATTAAAAAATAATGTAAAAACTACAACTACAAATGGTGCCGTTGCATATAAAACAACAGGAAGTGCTTTGTTGGATTTAAATAATTCGGTACCTTTGTTACGAAATAAAGCCATTGAGTATTTATCTAGTGGTAACTTAATTGCCCTAGATACTATTTACTCTATGTTTAAGAAGTCAATTCAAGAAGATGCTAATTATACGATTAAGTGGTTAATGTATTTACGTGACATTAAAGGTGGTTTAGGTGAGCGTTCCTCTTATCGACTAATTTTAACTGAGATTGCTAATAATGTTCCAGAGTTAATTTTTGCGTTATTACAGTCTAAACAGTTACAGGTATTAGGTCGATTTGATGATTTAATCTATGTGTGGGATACTACAACAAATAAAGACTCTAAGAATTATATCTTTAATTATGTAAAATATCAGTTAAGTGAAGATATTTTACATAATAAAAATGATGAAAGCGTATCTCTTTTAGCTAAGTGGTTGCCGTCTGAAAATACAACTTCTCGTAAAACTAGACAGTTAGCAACTAGATTTAGAAAGGCATTAGAAATGTCATCTAAGTCTTATCGTAGAATGTTATCTACACTACGTAAAAACATTGATGTTGTTGAACGTAAGATGTCTAACAATCAGTGGGGTGAGATTAACTATCAAGGTGTTACTTCTAAGGCTAATTTAATTTATCGTAATGCATTTATGCGACATGATGAAGAGAGACGTTCTAAGTATTTAGAAGATTTATCGAATGGTGATGTTAAGATTAATGCTGGTAAGATGTATTTATATGACATCATTAGTAAATATAAAAATAAGTGGGATGTCGAAGCTGATGAGACATTAGAAGCTTTGTGGGATGCTCAGGAAGTACCTAAAGACTATAGTGATATCCTAGTGGTACGTGATGGTAGCGGTTCTATGATAACTAGTGCGTTTGGTACAAATGTTTCTGTATTAGATATTGCTGATGCATTGACAAT